TTTCCTGGACCCGTATACCCAGTGTATCCAGTGTAGCCCGTGTATCCTGTGGAGCCAGTAGCTCCTATAGGTCCAGTGTATCCAGAATAACCAGTATAACCAGTGTATCCTGTGGATCCTGATCCTCCTCCACCGCCTCCATTATCATCCGTTGAATTATATAGTTCTTGTATTTCCCACCAACCGTTAGTTTGACTCCAAACTACGGTGGCACCGCTTGAATTGTCGGAGCTATTAGCAATAGCTCCCCCTACAAAAATATCAGAGCCAGCTCCAGAATATGTTCCTTGAACATCCCAATAATCACCATTAGCTGCGCTAGAATTTGCTACTATAAATACGATTTGACCGTTTATAGTTCCGTCATTTAATGATACTGTCTGGTTATTATGCGGCAATAGAATTGGACTATAATCTAAGTAAGCTACTGTAATATTATATCCATTTGGATTTATAGCTATTGTATTAGCACTAATATCTAGAAACTGTATCGACGGTCCTTGAGGTCCTGTATAACCAGTGTATCCTGTATAGCCAGTGTAACCAGTGCTTCCAATTCCAGATGACCCTGTGTATCCAGTGTAACCAGTATATCCTGTAAAATTCCCTGCTCCCGTGTATCCTGTATAACCCGTGTAACCAGAATATCCTGTAAAAGCGCCCGCACCTGTGTAACCAGTATAACCAGTGTAGCCTGTATAACCAGTGAACGCTCCTACTCCAGTATAACCAGTGTAACCCGTAGTTCCTGTATACCCTGTGTATCCTGTAAAATTACCAGGACCAGTGTAGCCTGTATAACCCGTATAACCAGTTGATCCTGTATATCCCGTATACCCCGTTGAACCTACACCAGTATAACCTGTGTATCCTGTATAACCCGTGTAACCAGTTACTCCTACACTTCCTGCGGGACCAGTATATCCTGTATATCCAGTGTATCCCGTGAAATTACCCGCTCCAGTATACCCCGTATATCCAGTAGGCCCAATAAGACCAGTATAACCCGTGTATCCTGTATACCCTGTGGCACCAAATCCAGTATATCCTGTATAACCAGTTGGACCTATACTTCCTACAGGTCCAGTGTATCCAGTGGGACCTGTTGGTCCAGTATAACCTGTATAACCAGTTCCTCCAGAACCAGTGTAACCTGTATACCCTGTGTATCCTGTATAACCAGTGAATGCTCCAGAACCAGTATATCCTGTATAACCTGTTGGACCTGTATAACCTGTGAAAGCACCAGAACCAGTGTATCCTGTATATCCAGTATATCCAGTATAGCCAGTAAAACTACCAGGCCCTGTGTATCCAGTATATCCTGTTGGACCGTTAGATCCAGAAGAACCCGAGAAGCCTGTATAACCAGTATACCCTGTAGGTCCTTGTGTTCCAGCACTTCCAGTAAATCCAGTATATCCAGTTGATCCAAAGCCTGTATATCCAGTATATCCAGTTGTTCCTGGAGAGCCAGAAGAACCAGTGTAACCAGTATATCCAGTAGCACCGATAGTGCCTATTCCAGTGTAACCTGTATAACCAGTATATCCACCAGTTCCAGTATATCCAGTATACCCTGTAGGTCCAATAGATCCAGACCCTCCAGCACCAGTATATCCTGTAGGGCCTATTCGACCAGGAGATCCATCCGAACCGTTTTGGCCTGCTGGCCCAGTATAACCAGTATAGCCTGTGTATCCAGATGTTCCATTAAATCCAGTATAACCAGTATATCCAGTGCTACCAGATCCAGTATTCTCAGTAGGAGCTACATAAGCAGAAACTACCAGATTAGGTTGGATTACTTGAGTTAGTCCTGAATTATTACGAATTAGAACTGTGTATGTTTGTCCAGCGGATACAGCGATAGAAGATATCCAATTACCAAAATTATCTAATTGTGTCGTGCCAATGGCATACGAGTTCGCAGTCCTACCTACGGCCCAATCAGAGGCCAAGAATACCATTAAAAGGTATTGACTTAATGTTGTACCCTTAGCAGCTCTAACCGTCGGCAGTGTAGGAAGTAAAGCGTTTGTTCCTCCCGAATTCTGGGTAAGAATTACAACCGCAGATAGACTGTCGATATAATTGGACATGAAATTAGCACATAACTAGTTATGGTGAATTCTGAGGATAAGGATACACTGTAACCAGCGGATAAGCTCCTTGATATATACCAGATCTAAGATTAATTATTGGAGGAGAATAAAACGGTGAGCTAAAAAACTTTACAGGTTTACCACGGCCACCAGTAGGTGAACCGAAGTCTTGTGAAGAAGAATTGGCACCCATACCTGTAGACATCCATGTACGAGCAGGAGTACGTTCAGTCCAATCGAACACCCCCTTGGCAGCGAACTGAAATTTAGCATGTCCGCCTGGTACAACATTTCCACCAGAGCGTATAGTAGGTTCATACAGCTTCAGTGTTTCCTCTAACGAGGTTATCCTTTGTCCCACACCCTCATTCTCATTTGGACGCTGACGGGTGATAGAAAGATTGGCAAGAATATGAGAAGCGGGCACTCCAACAAGACCTAATATACCTTCAATCAATTTCTTGGTACATAAAGCTTGTGTATATTGATTTCTGGATCCTAAGAATCTAAATACATTAGGACTATTCTGGAATGTGGCTTGAGCGCCTGGAGGGTAAAGTAAATCTACCTCTTTACTCGCATTATAAATCATAGCAGCAATAGTCAAGTCGGCCAATTTACGAAGATATATACCGCCTTGTAAACGCACCTGATCTACTGAAGCATAATAAGGCATCAAAGCACTGACAACATCGAATGTCGCTGGAGTATTCAAGACAGAACCGTTAGTCAGAGTTAATCCAGCAGGCAATGTGATATGAAAAGATGTATTTAATACTGGCATATTATTACCTTATATTTGGATTCTAGAAGTAGTCGTAGCTGTATCAGTTAACTGATAAGTTGCTAGTACTGAATTATCCAGTCTGTTCATAACATAAATTGCTGGGTTTTGTGTCTTATCTACAGTCTGATTTCCTAGAGACGCGTCGTGAATGTCTTCAACATTCTGAATAGTTGGAGCTAGCAAACTCATACCAGCTGGATCAGGAGGTAGATTATTTGTAGCAGCCTGTATAGATAGAATAACTGGAGATGTATTAGGATTAATACTTGCTAAATCCGTTATATGTGCTACCGTGGCATCTTTAGCTACTGTAGCATCCTTAGCTACTGTAGCATTCAAGGCTACGATACCTGTAATATTAATATCTCCGACTTGGATTTTCTCGATCATCTTCCCACTTACAGTAATTCCATCGCAGATGTAAGACACGATGGCAGCATACTCGCCGTTAGTGGCTGTACCAGTACTCCAAGTATAGACCCAAGTTTGATTAGAAGAATCTATAGATGTCATTGCGGCAGCAGTTGATAACATACCTGTAAAAGTAGATAGTTGTACAATTTGAATGACTGGAGATACGGTTACATTAGGAGAGGTGCCAACTGTACCAGTACCTGAATCACTGGTGATATTCACTGCGTTTGGATTAACAACGCTAAATGTTGAAGGATTAGTAAGAGTCCCATTAATAAAGACAGGGTTACCGTAGTAATTGTTTTGTATTTCGAAAACTCCATTGTTACCAGAATTAGCCATTCCAGTAACAACTATATTAGTCCCTAAGTGGAGAGGAGGGCCACTAACTAAAGCATAACTATAAGTAGCATTATCCGACAAACTTGGATTAGTAGTAACGGAAAAAATAGTCACCACTGAAACATCAGGCCTCACTAAAGATAAAGTAAAAGAATAATTGTCGTTTTGATAAACCATTGGCCATCCTCTAATTGTTACTTTTTACCTAGAGTAACTACATGAACACATTTACGAGCTGCTTTCTTTGTAGCTTGGGCTACTGGTTTAGCAATGTAGGTTCTAGTAGCAAAAGTCCCAGTTCCAAGGCCTACGCCAATGAACAGTGATTTGCTGTCCAACTGGGAGGCCTCAGATAGGGAAGATAAAGCTAATAATAGAATTATTAACTTGGTTTTCATTAGGACACGCGTCCAAGAGTAACTATACGAACAGGTAGACTGTGTATATGTACTTGATGTAACTTAGCATTTGGGTGTAGTTTTTGAGCTACTGATACTTTTTGGTTATAGTCCTTAACCCAAGTAGATAGCCAAGCAGATCCATGTAATCCAGGAGTAGCGTATGCCGCAAATCTAGCGGATTTCATAGAAGCGGAAGGTGATGGAGGAAACAGAGCTTCAATAGTCGCTAAAAATAATTGAGCAGAAGCTACAATAGCTGTTACTTCTGGTTGATTCAAACTAAGACCCAAACTAAAGATATCAGCTGAATCACTCTCGAATACAGTGAAAGCCGCATTCAAATCATTCCACATTGCTGATGTAGCCGTACCGTTAGCAACGGCTGTATTCCAATCACCCCATAATTTTACAACTGTGGTGTAGTCTCCTTGAATTTTGGTTTTCATAGTCCCACAAAGTGGATTTGTTGGAACGATTACGCAAGCCAAACTTAAAGCATTGATTACAACTGGCTCGAATTTTGTTACATCTGCTAGAGCCTGAGAAGAGCTACAACCTGTCATAAATGGAATTGTTGTAAAAATCATTACAATAGCCAAAGCTGTAGACAAAAATTTATTTGCAAATTTTACCATGGTTTCTCCTTTAGTCTTTTTCGCCAGCGTTTATTTGTATAGATGCTGCCGCATTTGATGGAATAGGAGCAGTGTCTGTATTAGATGAACGGAATACAGCGAAAGCACCTGTTATTAAAGAGCTCCCAATATTCTCATGACCGTGTAATACCAACGGAATACCTACTATAATGAGAATCACCGCCCACACATTTGAGCGTATGTTGTTAAGCGCTTGTATCGGAATTAGGAATAAATATTCAAACCAATTCATTTTGTACCTACCTAGTCTCAACTAGAATGTATTGTTGAGAATTTCCAGTCCCTCCAATATAAGCCTCACGACGGGGAGCAGTATTTCTATCTAATTGTATATGAATTGTAGAGTCTTTACCAGCGTCATTATGCTCTAAAATTACTTTGTCAAAGGGCAACTTGCTAGAGAGTCTTATCCAATCAAATACATCTTTGTAAGTTGGCTTCTGATCACCATTAACATCGAAATCAGCGGCCGAATCTCCGCCATTATATAGATGAAATGAGTCTGGTTTTCCTCCAACTCTTGCGTTATGTTTAGGATCTCTATACCCATCATGGATATTAATAGGCGCGTTAAAATGCGCACGAATAGGTTCTAAAAGTGTCATACATAGATAAGTAGCATTGTCTACAATTCTCTGTTCACAACCTATAACTCCCAATTCTTTATCGGAAAAATGAGGGCTTAATTTCATTAGAATCGGCTCCATGGAAATTGTGGTTCAGGTGGCCATCCCTGAATTAAAAGAGTAAGTCTGCGATTTGCTTGTCCTCCATAAGAAGACCAGCTTGGTGTAACAGTAAGGCCAGAAGGAATTCTAACCTGCGGGTCGCCTAATATAGCCTCTATACTACACAAAATATCTCCAGTAGGATCATAAGGACTTAGAGAAACAGGAGAAGGGAAAATAAGATCTATCTCTTGAGTTAAATTAGCCCCAGTTATTTGATTACCACTCTGTCTAGGAATTACTACTATACACTTAGGATCTAGAGGAGGAGCACAGCCAGCTACAGGGGATTGAGGAGGAGGAACTACTAGATTCAATTCTCCAGTAGTAAACGACCACTCATAACTAGAAGCCATAGGCACTTCGGCCGCACTCATTACTGCGTTAGTTCCAGTTAATATACCACCGCTACCTATAATTAGAACAGTATATTCTTCGTTGGGGCGCAAAGGTCTACTAGGCACAAATGTTAATTGAGTTTGCGTACCGTTATTTATAGTATCATCAAAAGAAAATGTACCAGTTATGTATTCTCTACCTGTAACGGCGTTTGGGTTTTTCAGAATCAACTGGTCTGGAGATATCTCCATTGTTTGGCCTGGCCCAGTCAAAGAAAAAGTAGCATCTGTAATAGTAGTATGATTCATTAGCTCACTAAAAACTACTATAATTTGTGTACCAAGAACCACATCAGTTTCACTAACTGAAGGAGTTACACTAGTAATTGTAGGAGCTGTAGGCATTAGTGTACCTTTCTTGGTCCAGGCTTTATAGTTGGAGCTTCACCGAATACCTTCCTATTAGCTTCCGTGACCTTCTCTTCTAGGTTATGTAATACTAAAGATTCTTGCCCAGGAAGTAATCTTCCTTCAAATCCTATAGGGTCAGCAAATTTATAATCTTGCGGAACTATAATGCCCGTCTTTTTAATAGTGGCTTCACAAAGAGCTATTTCTTCTGGTGTCTCGGCAGATTTAATAGCTAAGCTGCCATTTTTATCAGTGGTTATGTATATTCTCTTACCAGTGTCTTCTGACTTAGTAGCCGTATGGCCTATACCTTTGATACTCATCCCTTTATTATGGCTGTCTGTAATATCTTTAAGACGCCCGTCCCTCAAACCTTCTAGGATTCTATCTACTTGAGCATCTGGTTGAATGATTTCCACAGGATGGTTACTGGCATTAACGAAGAACCCGCCACACTGGAATCTTTGGCATTTAGTGGGATCTATTGTGATTATTCGACCGAACCATTTACGCCATTCGGGTGGCTTGTTTTCGTAGCTCATAGGCTCTCCTTAATTAAGACCAAGATCCTCTAGCTATGGCTGCCTTAACAGCAATCATAGGGTCTTTTGTATCGATTGATAATAGACTTTCTGTATAATCGGATTCATCATCCAGACTGGTATAATTTTGCCATCGTTTAATCATCCAAGTATTACCATCAACATTGAATGCTGTATAGCTTACTCCATCTATGACAATGTTATTATCCATAAGTCTCCAGACCTTTCTAGTATACCACCTTTAATATTACAAATAAAAAAGGCTACTCTTGCGAGTAGCCTCTTTTGGTTTATCAGGTTCGTTATGCGTTGTTTGGATCGACTGGTGTAGTACCGAATACAGCCACATCTTCCAAGTTCTGGAACGTATTGTTTTCGTCCGTAAGGTTGAATACAGTACGCGCTGGTAGAGTGAATTCGTTAGGACGAATCTTAACATTAAGAGCTGTACCAATTGCTTGGCCTTCGTTTACGATTCCAAGACCATAGGTCTCTTCGATCGACATTTCTTGGATACCGTAACGGTTATCTTCGAAAGACTTAACATGTGGATCTTCGTCAACAATTAGGGCACCAAGATTCTTGCTGTTGAACATCAAGATATCTGTGGTACGACCAACTGGGTCGAAGCGCATAAACGGAGATACCAAGATTCTGAAAGGCAGACCTAAGTAATTAGGCAGCATCGGTGCTGATGTTTGACGCTGTGGAACGCCCTCAGGAGTAGAGATCTGTCCTCCAGTTAACTGTCCAGCAGTATACTGCCCAGTCTGACCTTGACCGTAGCCAAGACCACCGAAGTTATAGAACAGGTTGCTTAGTTGGGCAGCCTGGCCAGTCCAGTTGGCGAAGAATGATCCGCCGCCAGCTTGAATAGCGAACTCACGGAGTAGAGGATCCTTTACCCACATCAACCAAGCCATTGGGTGGACTAGCATTGTATCTGGTACGAAGCCGCCTAATAGGATCTGAGCGTACATATCAAACACATCATCAACAGTCATGGATCCATTTAGCTGACCCTTGAGGTTGCGACCAGTCGTTACACCTTTGATAGGCTGAGTGGTTGAGGATGGGGTACGAGAAGATGGATCGTTGTTGAACACAACAGCACCAAGGCTCGTAATATGGTTGAAAATGTACTCTTCCTTGTGGCGAGCAAGAGCGTTGCCAGCGAGACGCAACCATGTATTGATCCAAGGATAGCTGGACTCTTCTACATAGCGCTTCGCAATCTTTAGCATTAGACCGTGGCGGGTAACATGCGTCCCGAAGGTTGCGGCTCCGCCTACATCAATGTTGAAGATAGGCAATGCCATACCATCGCCAGACTCTTCAGCACGAAGAGGTGGGATGGCTGGGAATACAGTCATCATGCCTGGAACATAATCGATCCTAGTTAGAAGTGATGTACCAATCAAGAGAGGCTCAATACCTTCTTGAATAATCTGGGTCATTACCCTAGGAATCATGAAAGCGGCGTTCTGAATGTCAAGAGCATCCTTGACAGTAATCTGACGCTTCGATTCTGGGTCCCACCCGTTAGTGCGGAAAATGCTGTCGAAGCGTTTAAACTGCGTAATTTGCTCGTCAGTCATTTGTAAAGGTGCTTTCTGAGACATAGTTACAGCCCTCCAGGGCGATTTGATCTAGTAGGATCTCTTACATATCTGATTAGTATAGCTTTAAATCAGCTATTTATTAAGACCTAACTGCTATTTCAACTTCAATTTTTGCTCTGCCAGGATTTCCATTAAAATATCTAAAGTTCTTGGGTAAGTCAATCCAGCAGCTTCTAATAATCCCTTCGTTGTATTACAACTACCACAACAAGGGACGCAATTTCCACTAATATATCCAAGTCTATTATCTTGTCTATCTATTCCAGAACCAGCTTCTGGCAAAGTTCCTTTACAATATTGACAAGGAAGACTTCGTATATCCAGGAATTCTTCAAAAGTTAGATTTAATTCTAAACTTTCTTTCTTAGCTCGCCGACGCATAAATCCAAATTGTCCCTTCGGCGTTCTACTAAAAGCTCTACCTCTTGCTTGACTTCGTTCCCGATTATTTTTATACGCTGTCTTGTATTTTTCGGGATTCTTTAGTCTATCTTTACGGGCCCAATCACGAGCGTAAATTTTAGAGTTTTCCTTTGTCCACATTTGTGAATGCTATTTCGACCTCTATTTCTTGTGAACAGCGTTCGCACTTGAATGCGCCTGCTATTTGGCCTTGGGAACTTTTCTTGACTAATAACTTATTACACAATTGGTCAGGTTGTTTAAGCCTAGGCCCTTGGCAACGAAGCCCACTAGGAACCAAAATCGCTTTCCCTTTTTTAATATGGGTCTGGAAAATCACAGTATCCTCTGCCCTAAGTTCTAGAGAGGAGGCCTGCCTTACAGGCAAGCCCCAACCTTAACTAGAATGTATGTGCTATATTCGTTATGTAGTGGCTTACCTTGATCGTAAGCTTTCTTAAATACGCCGTCGGTGCCAAGATTTAGCTGGTAATCAATACCACCAGTTTGGCTACCGCCCATCATGATAGATGATGGGTTAGGATCTTTGATCGGTCCTACCAAGCGGGATGGATCCCACAAGGTACGAACACGGTTTGCGTAGTCACGAATTGGATACATGTTCTGGATACCAATTACACGACCGCAAATATCAGAAACGGAAACGCCGTCCCAATCAGTGTAGTGACCACCATCGCCTAAATCAGTGGATCCCATAACCATCTGTCCGAAGGTTGGGGTACCAGTGAAGTGAACGAATGAACGACTATAATTACTCTGGATATACCCAGCAACACCGTCATTTGTAGTGAGGGTTGTTAGGGTGCTTGGAGTTGCTCCGATCCAAGGTAGACGGATAACCATTTCCGTCTGAACGGAGGTACCCATTTCGTGCATATAGTTATGTACCTTGAACTTAACAGGTAGAACACCGTTCATCTTATAGATTAGGGTTGGGCTAGTGGATGAGAAATCAACTCCACCTAGATATTGGAACACATTACGCAAGCAAAGACCGATTGGCTTTACACGGCCATTAGGGAATAAACCGCAAGTCTTTGCGTCAGCAACATCATCTGCGCCAGTGGCGGATGAAGAGGAAGTTGTATAAGTTGTGCCATCAGGGAATGTAATAACATCACCATCAGCACCGTCTGATGGGGCAGCTAGAACAGCGACTTCACCAGCGGAAGCAACTAGATTGCCTGTGATGGCATTATAAGCAAATCCCACATCAGATGCGGAATACTTAAAAGCACAGTATTGACCGCCTAGAGACTTAAGAGCTTGGGTTCCGCAGAATAGACCTGCTGGAACAAAAGCACCAGAAGCGTCTTGTCCAATCAACATCTGTGAGCTCAATACAACATTAGCTAGAACTGGGTGTCCTTGATCCTGACGAAGAGTTGGCAGGTAAGGAGCTGGATATGGTACAGGCAACCAAGGGCGAAGAACTTCAGTTGCTTCGGCATCTGGGGTAGTGTGACCAATACGGTCTCTACCAAAAAGATTACCAGTATACTGGTTATTAATATCAAAAGCCATATAACTATCTCCTAATTACTTTTTGGAACTGCAGCCTTAGCATCATTGTATGCTGAGTCCGCCAGGAAGAGTGCTCTCTCCCTCGGGGTCATGGAACTCAATCTATCACGAAGGGCTGCTGTTGCTGCCTGCTGCTTCTTGAGCTTCTCCGCTAAATTATCAGCTTCTGGTTTCTTATTACCATCAACTGAAGCAGACTGATCCACCTGCGCATTATCGGCAACCGACTTGCCTGGTTCATTGACCTTATCCGTCGGCTGAGTTGTTGTAGGTTCAACCCACTTCAACTCTGACATAATATCGGCAACTGCGTCCCTTAAAGACGTCACGTGCCTCTTGCTTAATTCTTCGACTTTAACAGCTAACGCTGCTTGGTCTAATCCCTTATAGTCAGCATGACCAGTAAGAGACTTGTAAATCACAATCTGTGTTGCTAGAGCTTTCTTAACTCCCTTCAACATTTCTGTTGAAGTTGCCTTTGCGGCATTAAGAGCATCAGTAGTTTTCTTTACTTCATCAGTAAGATTATTTACTGCCTCTTCTTTATCTGCGAGTTCTTTAGTAGAAATAAGAACTGAATCTTTATCTTTTTCTTTCAGGTACTTCTTAGACCACTCTAGGGCGCTTTCCGCACTCCACTTCTGACCTAAATCATAATGAAGACTTCTAATAGCACCTTTACAGTTATCATCAGCGCCTTTGTAACACTTATCAACTGAAGCATAATGACCTAGAGCTTCTGTTGCGTGCCCGTCGCTGAGATCCAAGTTCAGAGTCTTTACATAATCACCAAACTCAGTACTCTCCTGAATAGTATCTGGTTTCTCAGACACTTGAGGATTAATTGTATCTTTTTTCCCACCACATCCAAGACTAGAAGCCTTGCGTGATACACAAGCTAGAATTTTATCTTTTGATCCGCCCTTATAACGGCCAATCAATCTGCGTGCTGCTACTACATGAGCACAATCAGGAACAGGGAACGATCTACCTGGCCCACAGAATGTAGAACCACCAAGCTTTTTACGAGCTTCTGTACTTAGCTTAGCGTCTTTAACCAATTCATCTGTTAGTTCTCCAGCAGCCAGAGCAGCATCCATTTCCACTAGCATTTCCGCATAGATACCTTCTTCATCAGAGAAGTATTCGGTTTCTGTTGCGTCTAGTGTTTCTTTAGACCAATCAATTTCTTCGCCGCACCCGTCGTCACAAGGTTTATCAGTAATTGCTGCTTGAATTTCAGCATCTGTTTCTGTTGAAGAGGTATTATCAACACCAGTCCAACCATTCTTTTTAATCTTTGCGTTTAAAGTAGACATTAAAGAGCGTCTTTTAGTCTTATCGGTTTCAGATTCTGGCTTCCAGTCTTGTAATGTTTGCTTCAGTTCTAATGAACGAGCGGCAGTAAGAGATTCAGCCTTAATCTCGACTTCGAATGCAGCTTGTGCGTCGGTCTTGCTTAGGTCGTAAGTTGTCACCGCTTTGTCCTCCACAATCTGAATGTCATAGTCTAGAATTGCGTCTGACATAGACATTCCTGCAGCGGCAACGAATGCCTGCTGTTTTTCGTGACTCAATCCCATAAAGAATTTGCGATTTAGTGAATCCTTAAGGGCATCTTTTGCAACTTTGCCTGCGAAGGGATCTGCTGGGAAGTTCACGAAAGATAATTCTTCGTACTTAAAATCACCAGTAATTAAGAATGCTGGACGGCCTGATTCTTCATCACGAGTACCTGGACGATGATCACACTTATCGTCTTTAGCCCAATCTGTATGACATACACTACAGATTGCTGAATCAGTTTGGAATCCTACAGATACAGTAAGAAATTCGTCCCTTAAAACTTTACCAATTGCGTCTGGATTAGTAACATTTATACCCAACTCAATGTAACCAAGACCCGAATAGTCTGGTACTCCCATTAAGTTATCTACAATCCAATCCACTGATTTAAAAAGATCAACTTTCTTATCGCCGACTTTATAGAAAAGGGAATCTTTAATTGTAGGGAAGTCGGCAGCCCACTTATAAGACTCATCAACATAACGGGCAGTGCGTACTCGCCCCAACACATCGCCAGATTTATTATGTTCGAATAAGACAGGCTTTGGATAGCCTTTCCCATCTTCAGGTATCCACTGATGTGTAGCATCTTGCATTCTATCAGGGCGATAGAATCGATGGTTCTGATTTACTACTCCAGAATGAGTAGCAGCCACCTTCACCAACAGGCTTGAACCTGTTGGTGAGGTAGAGTCTTTACATTCAAAGAGATTTTTCTTGGACCCTATAACCTCTTTAGGCTTAAAGGTCCAAAAATCACGCATTCTAAGACGAGGCATGAGTTTCCTATTAAGCCTTGATTTCAACAGCAGTTACAGCGTAAGTTGCTGGGACGGCCACAGTAATCTGAGTAGCGTTAATATTGCCGTTAAGCAAATTATCTCCACTGATTACTTCCGTATTGGTTGGTGCCAATGATACAACAATTGGAGTAACACCAGTACGATCTACAGTTGTACAAGCAACACCTTGCTCAGTTGTAGCAGCCGCAGTAGAACCGCGCAGAGTTCCCAATCCAGCAGCCTGGTTTAGCAAAGTAGCACTGGCAAAGTTAACGGAAACAATGCTGGTAGAAGCAGCGGGTGTTAGTGAAATTGATGGGGCCGATGAACTAACAATTGCGGCAGAAGTTGGAGTCGTTGTGCTGATTCCAGTTCCAGAAGTGTAATTATTTACCTGTACGGCAAATTTAGCACCTGTCGTTAAGGTAACAATTACATTCTTACAAGCGTTAGATACAGTAGCTGTCCAAGTTTCTGCTTCAACCGAGTTGAAGAAAATAGACCCCTTTGGTGGGATGTCATACTCATCAACCGTATAATCTCTTTCGGTATTAGCGAAAACCGAACAGCGCTTTGTGTAGGTATTTGGTGTAGCAGCATCATCTGTGACGCTCATGACCGTTGCAATCTTGGAGCGGATAGCTACATGGACTACATTGTAGCCACTAGCAATGACAGCAGGAACAGTCAAAGTTGTTACGGAAGAGTCAAGATTGATTCCGCCAGTATTTGAAACGAAAGCAGCAGCCATAGTTATTCTCCTAATTACTTCTTCGGCACAGGCATTTGATTAGCTTGTGGCGGAAGATAAGTCTTTGGGGTAGTATGTAATACAATATTCGGATTCTGGATCGCTTGATCTAGTGGTACATCAATTCCACGCCTTCCGTACTTTGTAATAGGAAGTTCATTATTCCACTTCGGATTGCTCATTTTCTTCTCCATCCCACGCATCTATCAAGATGGCGAGAAGTTCAGTATCAGTCGTTTGAGCCACCATATTCTTAAGGGCATATAACTGACTTCTAACCTTCCTAGTATAGTCATTTGTTGGGTCTTCGGGTGAATCTATGTGGCTTGTTTCAAATTCTGCTATAGCCCTATCAATAACTTGTGCGGAACGATCCGCCCAGAGTTCTGGGCCAACTTTTTCATCTTTCATTTGAGTTAACTCTGAAACTAATTCATCTAACAGGATATTCATTAATTCTTCACGAGATGACTTAGCTCTTGTAGGGCCAGCATTAACTTTGTGTTGATTAGAAGGGGTAGATCTATTACGCCCAGTCTTCAAAGATGGGGTTGCTTTCTTTGCTGGGCCTTTTGGATTAGTCCCTTGTATAGCGGCTAATTTAGCTTTGGCGTGGGTTAACTTAGTACTAGCTTCAGCCTTGGCTACATGGCTTTCCATCTTCTTATGTTCTAGTTTATGTTGCATCTGCATCTCATTGATAGAGTGATTAGTCATCTTCTCTTGATGCTCAGCTTGCATAGGTAATAGTTCTTTTTGGGCTTTGACTTCAGCATTAGATTTGGCCTCTGCTGTTACGATTACCAAGTCACGAATATGCTCCCAATAGTGAGTTAGCTTCTTATCGGCCTTAGTCATCGGAGGCTTCTTCAGTTTCTTACGAGCTTCTGGTTCGGTTAATAGATGAGCATTATATAGATTGAGTATATGATTCTGCTCTTTAATTAAATTATCTAAGTCGATTTCGTGGAAGATTAGCTTAGTAGTAGCCACAGCTTTCTGAATAGATACAGAATAATTAGCTTCCATGAACCATTCTTTAAAGAAATACATACGCATTATATCGCCGAAGGATTCCATATCGGCCTTGACATAATCTTTTAGATTCTGTGAAATATTATCAGCAGTAGCTCTGGTAGCATCAGCACCCTCTCCCATATCAATACCAGACACACCTAACCCAGTGAATACACGAGACTTTAGATGATTTAGGAACTCGTCGAATTCTAGAGAACGCCCTTCTGCTCCTACTACATCAACTTCTACACGCTCATCGCTAACGAATATGCCTTCTTTAGGCATAGTTTCGATTTGATAACGAACGGTATCGATTTCAGATTCCCCATTAGGTCCGTATAGACACGGGGCATCTTTGCTTCCTATCTTTACATGGAAGAAAGGAAATAAATGATTTACAAATAGCAGTTCTATATTTTCTTCGAAACGACGAAGAGCAAAGATATCGTCACGAACCCCGACAGTTCTAGGAGTGCCGTAAACATGGCCTGGCTTTACATCCCATTTCAAGTGTATGATTTCTTCTAATGAATAATCTTGCCACGGCGCTCCAGTATCGAAGAAACGACGCCAGTGCTTAATAATACCTTTCTCAAAGTAAGGTAAAATGCTATGTGCGGGTATTAATTGATAAAAAGCAATAGGAGCTTTATTATCATTGTTTACATTCCTAACTCCTGCGGATAATTCCTCATCACGAACTTTTCGCAAGAAGCAATTAGAAATTAGAAGTAAATTAAATAATATCTTCTTGAAAAATGAATTGGTAGGTTCACCAGTTACATATTCCAGTGTATTAAGACGCTTGTATATATAATCGATGTTCTTTTGGCCTTGATCTATATCTTGATCTAGATCTGTTCCTATCTCATAACCATTTCTAAACATTAAAGATAACTTACGATTAATAGCTTGTTTTACATAAGCCTCAGTATCATAAATAACAAAAGCCTCTAGCATGTCATACTCAGGACGAAGTATTCCGTTGAACATGTTGTAGGTACCAACATAATCAGAGTTACGCTTTAATTTGCTTTTGGCTTGTTTAGGGTCTAGAACTTTACTAGCGTCTTTGGCATCTTCTCCTGTCAATAATCTTTGCCAAGGGGATAGCACATTTGGATCCAATGTATAAGGTGTACGGGTTTTAATACCATCCACTATTGGCTTCTGGAATCCGAGATCTGTATTAGCCTTCAATTGAGGCAGTCTTATCTTCGGCCTACCTAAAGGATTAAGCATACGCTCTTCTCGACGAAGAGATTGAATTTCGTTCTGAGTTAGCGCTTTTTCTATTTTCTTTGGCATTTTATATCCTTAAGAAGCTTTGACAGTATCTATAGTAGAACTTATATTGGCTGCGGCCAGAACACGAGAAACTGACGGCGTTACTGCTGGCAAAGTAGGAGGTGTAATAATAACCTGACCGCCAGATGCTATAAAAGTAGTCTGTGAGCCCGTCTGTAGGCTAGTTAGTATGCTGTTTGCGATGTTTTGTTGCTGAATAAATGAAGAAGATGGGGTTAAAGTTCCTGCTTGTATTGCGGAGGTTACTCCACTAATTAAAGCTGTAATGGTACCTAGAGCCGCTTGAGCATTCATTAGAGATTGTCTTTCATTCAATGATCCTAATCTTCTTTGTAGTAACTGTTGAAAACTTTTATCTACAATATGAAGAGTATTGTTAATAGTCGACTGTCCCCAAGAAATCATTTCACCTAATTGCTGAAGCCCCATACTGATTTGACCTATCTGAGGTACTACAAGCGGACTAGCAGGGGAACGAGATCCAGTAATCATAGAACTAGCAGAGGAAACTCCAGTCATCACTCCAGTAGTAACTACTCCAACCTTAGCAATTTGCTGTTGTACAGAGGAAACTATTTGACTAAGGGCTCCCATACTTCCCTGAAGAGGGGCTGTTCCTAGTTGAATTAATTTATCTAACTCAACCAACATACCACTAACATCAGAGGCTAACTGGGCGAATGAAAAATTAACTAAATCCCCAGTCAAACCAGACATTCCAGACTTCAATATTAATCCCTTCATAGCATTAAACATACTAGCTAATCTCAATACAGTAGACAAAGGTTGTACTACTAATTGCTGAAGAATATCATTGGCATTTTGTTCTGTAGGAGAAGCAGTAGCCAATGATTGGTATGTATTAGCGTAAGCTTGTTGAAATGAAGCAATGGCTGAGCTCTGAGATGTAAACTGAGCGGCACTCATATCCAGTGTAGTTGCTTGTATAGGAGGAGGCACAGCTGTCACAGAAGGTGTATTAGCATAAGTAATAGGGTAAGTACCTAAAGCCGCCGACCAATTATTAAATACAATTGAATCTGCCTGTAAAGAAGCCAAATGTAACGGTAGCAGATTTGTTGTACTAGGTGAGTTGATTAGAGCACTTTCTACAGCTTTAGTAGTTGTTATTAGATCGGATACTTGTATTGGATTTGATTGAATACTGGAATTCAATCCTACTGCTCCTTGTAACTGCTGAGTACCTAATAAAGCATTTATCATATTACTGTACATAGTAATACTTATGACTGTTGGTGGTGTACTAGTTCCATAGATAGAACATAATGCTCTGCTAGTATTAGGATCTACAGCTGGGTCTATTTCTATACCCATATCCCCAGTAAGCGATAGAATAGACTCTTGAAGGTACTGTACCATTCCAACCAAATCACTTAGTTGTGATATTAATTGTCCTGCGTTGCTACTAGCTCCTGTTGTGCTAGGAGTTGTAGTATTAGTTGTTACCTGAGAGCTAGTTGTAACAGGCGCAGGAGTGTTAACTGTAGTAGGAGGCGTGTAATTAAAATTAAACGGTTCGAAGGCCATAATTAGAAGTCTTTGAATGGACCAGGAGTTCCACAAGGGTAAGGACAAGTGAATACTCTAGAGGTCTGATTATTTACACCAGGGTATAAGAATATAGCACGGAGTATTGCCCCTAAATCTCCACCAGAAGAAGATTTACCAGAAAATGGGCTATTTGGGAGTAATGAGAAATCAAACGGATCTCCAGAGGGAGGATAAAGAGGCATTGATGTAGCACTCATTGCTCCTTTGAATCCAACACATCCTGTATTATATCCAGAATAAGAAGGAGTAGACCCAGTACAATAAGGGGTTGCTGGGAAATACATAGTAATTGTAGGATTACATCCTAATATTTTACAACCTCCTACATAATCGGGGAAGTTAGGATTATTACCAAATTCTGTGTATAAGTTATTGGTTGTGTTTCTGCCAGGCCATACTAAATGGTCGGCCGTCATTGATGTCATATCATAATTGAAATTCTCAGTACCATAACAATTTGGAGGTGTACAAGTTGTCTGATTAACTAATCCTTCTTTATTTGGAGAGGTATTATACCAGCCAGAGGCAGAAGTTGTAGCGGCAGTTGGTCCTACAATAATAGAATCTCTAAACAAGAAACTCGTTTGGAATGTAGGGCCGTTAGATAAAGAAGGACCTTCACCTATCGGTTGGTTGTTATCAGTAATCATAGTAAAATTTGTAATCAATAAATTACTAGGCCCTCCTTCAACATTAGAAAGTGTACAGGTAGCACTAGAATTAACTGGATTATTAGTGCCAGCGGTCCATGGATAGGTGATTGTAGAATTACCAGGAGCAGAATTACTACCTGGATTCCATGAGCCATTCCAAGGAGTAGATCCGATACTTAGATTTGGGTTTAATGAAGTATTACCAACACCAGCTGAAATAGTATGACTAGTTATAGTTTGAGTTCCCATATTGAAATAGGAACCATAGGTACCAGTACAATTATACACATATGCTGGCCAACCTGTGGGTATATCAAGAACTTGATATCCAGCAGGGCCTTGAATAGTTCCAAGAGCAGAACCGCTATATCCAACTCCAGGATAAATATAAAAAGTAGAACCATTTGGGCCTGGATTACCAGTACTTAATGGGCACGCCCCAGTAGCCCCGCATACAGCAAAGACTTGCCCGTCAAGTAATACATTACCAGTAGAGCCAGCAGAGAAGACCACATCCTCGCCAGCACTGAATGTATTGCTATCCGCAGTAGTTAATTCTAGAAGCTGATTTCCATAAGTATAACTTGAAATTGTATGTGATTCTAAATTAGCTGCCGCATCATTTGAGTATGTAGCCACAAAAGTAGCCGCATTTGAACTAACTTGTGTTACAGTGCCTTGCCAAGTTTGGTGCCCAGAATCTATTACAAATCCAGAGCTATTAGTTCCACATCCTACATTATTCCTATTGCTTAATCCGAATTCCAAAATATTCTGGAACCATACATTATACATAGGCCAGCCAGTACCTCCACCATCTGAGGCAGCGCCAGACCTGGCATCAACGCCTATACCTTCACAAGTGTCTTCAAACACATCATTAAGGAAAAGAACATCGTGGATAGTTGTTTGATAGTTAACTCCATACGCTCCACCAGAGTTATTACGCACATTTATAGTAGCAGCTACTCCACTCTGGCCTCCAGATTGATCGACATTACGGAAAGTTACTCCATAAACAACCATTCTTTCAGTTGATTTTAGTTCGAATCCATTCTTACGAACTATAGAGGGGCCGTTCATTATAAAAGTTTGTAAATCACCGTTTCCGCATGACTCTTGGTTGCCATTACCATCATAACAAGTAGCTGGATTCTGTAGGGTTACATAAGTAACACCAGTACCATTATAACAGTTAGTTGGAGAAGGAGGAGTACAGCTATTAGGCCAAGGAGAACTAACAGTATTAGTGGTTAGATTATTTTTACTGGATTGGAGAGCATTACCAGAACTATTATATGTTGGATTAATGAGAGCAACATTACCTGGCCACGAAGATAATGAATCGTGGAATGGAGGACCGAATTGATAAGTTACTATATATCCAGTAGAGTCTATAGTAACGCAAGTGTTGTTGGCAGTATAGGTTCCTAAGTTACAAGGTATATATAACCCAGCTGGAGGTGTAGGAATATTAGAACCAGCCCCTCCCCAATAATAATTTGAATCTGGAATTAGCCAGCAACCATTACCACTATTTTGTACTGTGCCTGGAGTACCACTACAATTTTCTCCTAACCATCCTTCAGGAAATCCGAACATACCAGGGCCTATTTCTACATCTTGTGATGGCACATAAGGTTGTCCATTAATTATTGGAGGAGCAGAAGAGAATCCCCCAGAGAAGTAAGATGAAGACATACCTTCAAGCCACATATTAAATATTTTTGTTTGTAGTCCTTGATTAAGAATATTATGTCCTTCTCCGCCAGGACGAAGATTTCCACTAATCTGAGAATTCCCGATAGTACAATACATACAACCACTAAAGTTAACAGCATCAGAAGGGTTATTAGCTCCTGCCTTCAATCCAGCGTCTGTGGCTGAGTTACCAATCCAATCTCCCCAAACCAATACTCTATTAAAATGTAAATGACTGGCAAGTTGAATCAATTGTGGATTAGAGTTATTATTCCACAATCCCGCAGTATAAATACCTAAACCTACATTAGTACCATTACCTGCGTTGAAAGATACGGCAATGTCATCAAACTCCCAATTATTAGCGCCAACGGATGTGTTACCGCAAGCAGTACCAGTGCTACCTACAGAACTACAAGTTTGTAATGGAGTACAGCCTGTACTAGCGTTACACTCTAACAAGGCCAGATGTTGAAGATAATTGTATTGGGATTGGGTAATCACGGTGCCGTTTGCTAGAGTATATGGGAAGGTAGCCACAGCGGACCCGTTATTAGTAAGTTCAGTAACGGTTTTACCTAACTGGAATGAAAGATAGTTACCTTGACAATCAGGATTAGATAGTCCTATATACTTGGCTTCTGAGATGTTTTCTTGCGTCCCTCCAGCACAAATTGGTTGTGGCATTGACTGTAAAGTAGAATCGTCGGTTGTTTGTACGATAATTGGGGATGTAGCTAGACTTGTAGATGTTTGTGGAATTATAAATCCTGTAGACGAGCAGTAGCCGTTGTATGGAGATGTCCAACCATTACATCCAGTATCAGTAGAATGTTGGGAAGAAATAGCAGAGGGAAGTATTAATTTTAACCAGATACCTGGAACATGAGTTCTACACTGTTCTAAATCGTACAAAGCATTCTGAAGTCCGACTCCATTATTAGTGTATTGTCCGTGAGAACTTGAGCCAGGATACAACTGGACTGAACAAGAAGAAGGGAGACTAGGAGACCAAGAACCTCCAACACTACTTAGAGTCAGAGTATAAATAGTGGTGGGAGAACTTAGAGATAACCCAGGCGAACCACTTTGGCAAGGATAAGAGGGATCGCTAGATATACGACAAGTCAATTCAGCATTGTCGATAAAAATACTAGGTAGAGTAATCCCAGAGTATCCGTTTTGTGATTGATTTAAGCCAAAGAAAGTTGGATTCTGCGAAGTTGCGTTCACAGAAGTCAATAACAAAACTATAAACCAAAAATGTAAGAACTTCTTCATTAGTTGAAATTTCTCCCATAGGTCCAAACATATATTGAACCTGTATAGCTCCAGGTTAGTACATCCAGAGCACTAGAAGTCGTTGATAAAGAAACAATCCCACTACCACCACCAACTACTTTACTGTTAGCTGGAAGAGCTAGAGTATACGGACCATTACTAGAAGGTTGATACACCAGTAAAGTTCCGCTCATTCCGTTAGTTACTCCAGTTATAGAAAGAGTACTATTAGCATTGAGTGTTACTATAGCATTGTTAGTAGAGTTGCTTACAGACCATGTTATTGATCCAGCTGAATCTGTTAATGTTACATAACTGCTAACTCCTCCTCCACTTCCTGCGGGGCCAGTGTAACCTGTATATCCAGTGAATCCACTGTTAGGGCCAGTATAACCAGTAGAGCCGATTGGCCCAGTATAACCAGTAGCACCGATCGATCCTGTATAACCAGTGTAACCAGTATAAGCACCAGTTCCTGTTGCTCCAATTGGTCCAGTATAGCCAGTGTAACCAGTGTATCCAGATGGACCTGTATAACCAGTAGGACCTAATGCTCCTCCCAAACCTTGTATTGTAAAATTTATAAATCCAATAGCTGGAGAAATACCAGAAGTACTTATACAACGAACATAAAGCCCAACCACATCTCCACTATTTAAATTAGCAATACCTTGTACAGAAACATTGGCCCAGGCTAAAGTACTGAATTGTGGTTGTATCTGAGAAACAGTATTAGAAAGTATTGTTCCATTCTGAGCGAATGCGAATTCATACTCTTGTTCAGTAGATACTCCAATAGAAAGAGTAGCAGATAGTTCATACTTTCCAGTGTTATCAATAATAATATTTCCATTAGTAGTGGAAATAACAGTATTTAGATAAGACCCAGCAGACCAGGAATTAGTAATCTGATACCAGGTGTTCTCAGAAGTCAAAGTATAGCTACTGTAGGTGCTACAGTATAACTCACCGTAAGCTATAGAAGCAATTCCTGGTCCAGTATAACCAGTAGGACCAGTAGAACCTGAGCCCGTATATCCCGTATATCCTGTGTAACCAGTATAACCAGTAAATGCTCCAAGACCTTGAGGCCCAGTGAAACCTGTGTAACCTGTGTAACCTGTGAAAGTGGGCCCCGTATAACCAGTAGAACCAGGTATTCCTTGTGGTCCTGTATATCCTGTGGGTCCAATGCTACCAGTTCCACCAGGACCTGTGTATCCAGTTGGTCCAGGTGTTCCAGTATATCCTGTATAGCCAGTAGTTCCTATCGATCCAGTATATCCAGTATATCCTGTTACCCCAGCCACGCCAGCTGTTCCCTGTGACCCCGTATAACCCGTATAACCAGTATAACCAGTTGATCCAACAGATCCAGAAGGTCCACCAGGACCAGTGTAACCAGTAGGACCAATACTCCCAGTGCCACCAGGGCCAGTATAACCAGTAGCTCCTTGAGGACCAGTATATCCAGTATAACCAGTAATATTCGGACCTGTATAACCAGTGTAGCCAGTATAACCAGTCCTACCTGTATATCCCGTGTAACCAGTGAATCCAGAATAACCAGTATATCCTGTAGGTCCTGTAGGCCCTGTATAACCCGTCGACCCAATCGGTCCAGTATATCCCGTGTAACCAGTGTAACCAGTGGCACCTTGTTCGCCACTACTTACTACTGGCCAAATGAATTCCATACTATCAATCAGCATAGTGAAAGATCCACCATTACCGTTAATATCTTGCTGAATTTGTATGTAAGCACCATCAGACCAGCCAAGGTTTGTGGCCGACAGGTTTTGTAGATTATTTGGAATTACATATCTAGTAGTACCTATAGTTACTGCTATTGTTGAGTAAGTCTGAGTGGTTAAATTGAATTCATATTCGCATATAATCTGATATGTAGTACCCGCAGTTAGAATTCCAGGAGTAAATCCAGTATTAACCCAACCACCAGATTGATTAGATATTTGTAGTGTGCCACCAGCATTATAATTTAATTGACAACTGAAGTTATAGTTCCAACCGCCTTTAGACAGACGAGTATCGAATTCAATAGCTTGTGCTACAGTGGGAGCGTTACTATCCGTAGTTAGAGTAAATGAAAGTTGTAGTTCTCCGACATTGTTGGCATAAATAGTACGGCCGACATGCGCCAACCAATCAGAATAAGCAGGACCGCTTGTATAGAACTGCATGGCCGTTCCGCTAGGAGGTTGGAATTGATTAAAGCCGTAGGTTGTTGGAGGAACACCGCCAATCTGAGAGCCAGTTTCAGCAGCCCATCCGCTAATAGTTTGGATGCCAGCATCTACATAAGGAGCTACAGACGCGGCAGGCCCAGTATAGCCAGTATAACCAGTGAATCCTGTGTATCCAGTAGAACCACTAACTCCAGCCCCAACGGCTCCTGTATATCCAGTATATCCTGTAAAATTACCAGGACCTGTATATCCAGTATAACCAGTCGGACCTAATCCTGTATAACCTGTATATCCAGTATATCCAGTAAAGTTTCCCGCGCCAGTATAACCAGTGTATCCTGTATATCCAGTTCTTCCAGTATAACCAGTATATCCAGTATACCCAGTTGTTCCTTGAGCGCCACCACTGGGACCAGTATAACCAGTAGGACCTATAGGACCAGTTGGACCTCCGTAAGAATTAACATTAGGAATATACGCAGAAACGTTTCCAGAATTGTCTTCTTGAAACTTTACATTTACGCCACCGCTAGGTGCTGGGGGAGTTGTACTATTAAAATTTATACCCATTTATGTCTCCGACTAAATTAATAGGCTACTGGAATCGTTTGTAGTTATGCTGGATTGGGTTGAAGCGTTCTGATATACACTCGTCGCATCTGATAAGGCTGCTGGAGTACCAAGATCGCTCGGGCTTAAGGAAAATACTTGTGCGAAATTTTCTATAGTTAAGAACATTTGGCCAACTGTTCCAAGACTTGGGGTAACAATCAATTTTCTAACTATATCCAAATTCAATGGTACAATCGGTTCAATTAATGACCAGGGGCCGTCTAATATAGGAGGATTGGCATTGGAGTATTGTAATAATTGATCATAGAAATCAGAGAGACCGTGGAAATCTACTCTCATGTATCCTAACTGACCGTTATATCCTAACTGTTGGAGGGTTGGGAATTCAGACAACTTTTGCATCCCAGATACACCGATAGGTAGATTAAATTTCTGTAGATATTGCGCACTGACTTGTTGTTGAATATCACCGTTAGCCATAACGACCTCTAGGACTAGTTGGTTTCTTAAATGCTGATGTTCTAGAAGGAACGGCTTTAGATCTATCCATTCCTCCACGCTGTACTGGTACTATAATGCCGCTAGGTTGTCCCGACGCATTACGCATTATATATTTCAAACGATATTCTTCGTTTTTATTAGGAATCTGTCTGCTGGGGACTCCAGCTCGTTCCAGTTTCTGCTCAATGATACTGAGTGGCTTATCTGTTATTACAGACATTGGAGAAGGAACTCCCCAACCAGGAACATATCCGAAAGAAGCCATTCTTCGATAGCTTTCTTTGGTTGCGAATAAACCGTACTTCTGTTCCACAGCCATCAATGCTAACATAAAAGCATCTAGATCGTGATCGCCAGTTCCACCGTCTACATCGTATGTATTAGCGAATCCGTGTGCCGAATAAGTCTTTACTCTATAAGCACGAAGCTGCTCTTCTAATATAATATCAGTATCACTAAACTGAATCAATCGGTGTTCAAATGCTAAAACCGCTCCCTCAACCATAAATGGTTTAGTCATTCTCTTAAGTTCGTGATCTTTGGGATCTGGTAAGTATCTATTACTCTTATTTGGATCTCTATTAGAAATCAAACGATTGAATGTTAATTGAGCGCCGAAATCTATAGTATGAATGTCTTTTAGTTTCTGTGTGTCGTAGTCTTTGCTCATAGTACCAGCCATTCTAATCAATTCATCTTGAGCAAATCCAAATCCAGCATCAACAAAGATATCTTCACAATGCCATTTCTTATTCATACTTATAATGGCTTCTATAGAATCTCTAGTTGTTAATCCAACACTGTCAACTGTAAGTTTATCTACTACCCTTCTAATTTTAGTTTCTGGATTATACCCTACTACACGAATACGGGTACCAGTACCTCTACCGTTCCAATCGACGCCCATAAAATAGCGCCACTCTGGTTTATATCTTTCACAATCATAGCCTTTTAATGAAGGCATATTTTCATTCTTATATTCTACTTTGGCGGCATCAATATGAACGCCTTTAAATACTCCAGAAGCAGGATCACTAAATTCGGCTAGATATTCGTGTCGATAAACATCTTCGGTCTTAGCCTGAGAGCGATATAGTATTTCTAACTCATCTCCCCATCCAGGATGTACTGTAATAGGGAAATAGAATTCCCTATAATTAGTAGTCTGAGTACACATCTGCCAGAAACGACTACGCTCTCCTGTAGGAGTAGATGAGCCGTGAAATTCAGATACAGGTTCGTGACGAACGATTAAAGGATCTATTGCCTTGTAATCGTTTTCGTTCAAATAATCTTGTTCGTCTAATCGTACACGCCAAGGATCTTGTGAACGAATAGAATTAGCACCGCGTCCTGAAGCTGAACCAGCGGTAAAGATAGAAATCTTAGATCCGCTGCCTTTGAATCTAAATATCTTAAACGGTTGTTGCTTCTGAGATACATCTAGGTTTTTTAGTGTCGGTGAGTTTTGAAGCTGGAACTCGATTTCTGTGTACCACTTTTCTGATTGTGAGTCGGCTGGACAGACGATGAGGATATCGAGGTTTTTGCGGGTGAGGGCTTTGTGAAGCTCCTCGATGACCCCACAAATGGTCTTACCAAGCCCACGACCCCAGCGGTCAATTTTGTGGCGAGCGGTACAGCGTAAAGTCTCTTCTTGATACCATCTCGCTTTAAATGGGATAAGATTTCCGACGTTGTCCTTGACAACGATATTCTTTTCGGCCCAGTAGACGACGTCAAAGATGGAACGGTCGTTGTCACGATCTTCGTCTGTGTATTCTTCTTCAGGGAATTTCTTTTTGAACGCCGCCTCACGGGCAGAGAAGTCTCTATCCGTGTAGATGCCTTTACAACTGATGTTGAACGGTTTGCCTGGGTATTTTTGTTTGTAAAGTTCATGACATTTCACACATATAGGGTGTTGTAGACGGGTCATTAGGTTTTTGTCTTTCTCTGACCCGTCTGGATTTGTATTGTTCTTTATTACCTCAGACAAAAAGAGTGTGTCAAGAGGCACATCTATCTTACTCATAAATCCTCAGTAAAGTTAGAAACCACCAGTGGCTTCAAACTCGTTCATATAGTTAGCATAAGCAACTTTTGTTTCCCACCAATTCTTAACTTTTCCAGCATTTGCTCCGTAAACTGCTGAACCCTTTTGCCATCCTGTACGAAGTGAAGATTTAATTCCTGGCATCTTGCCCGCAGCCTTATATCCATAATAACCCATACCAGCGATAGTACCATACGCTGATCCTTTAACTCCCGCAGCCAACGAACTACGCCAATCCGCATTAGGATTAGTCGCATACTCATAACCAGCGCCAATAGCACCGCCCGCAACACCACCCGCAACGGCAGGAAAACTTTTTGAAGCAGCCCAAGTACCTTTAGCTAATTGTGTTGCCGCACCACGAGCTCGTAACATAGCTGGATTTGTAGCATAGGATTTAGCTTGTTCCAAAAGTCCTGGTAACCTGTTGAAGCCTTTATTAGCACCTAGAACTACATTATTAATAAAGCCCATAATAACTCCTTAGCTTACAGAGGTTACATTAACATCATAACCAACTGTACCTGTTACTGCGGCAAAGAACTTTAGACTGTATCCATCTAGAGACAAGAACTGAAATGGATTGTATGTTTGGCCTACATAATTACTATCTGCCGCTAAGTTAAGATTAGTAGTGGCTTCTTCTTGAGCACCTTGAGTTAATACGCCGCCTATTGTTGCTGTATTAGGTCCGTATTGAGTAGCTTGATAGCTAGTACCATCACTGCTAGCACTTGCCCAACCACCTAACATATATTCATAATGTCCAGTACCGTTCCAACCACCAGTAGCCGTCAAAGTATAAGTAGCAATAACAGCAGTGTAACTATCAACAGCCGATTTAACAGTTAATACAACACTTCCTGTTCCAGTAACATTGGCTGCTATCTTAACAACTCTAGCTGCTGGAGAAATAACTGTACCTGTATTATCACTTGTACTTGCTTGAGCTGTTAATGCGTCTACCAAAGTCCACCTACCTGTTACAGCATTCCATGTTGGACTAGCAGATCCCTGCTGATAAGTTCCATAAACATGTAATGCGGTTAATCTAGAAGCATCTAAATCGCCCACAGTAAAGCCTGGACGGATTCCATAGATTGGACTTGGTGAATGCGGGGAGCGAGCATGATTAGTAAGTGTAGTCATTAATTCTCCTATCGGTGCATTAGTAAAGCTTCTTGACCTAGATAGCGTCTACCTGGAATCATCGTCGCATTCATATCTTGTATTGCTATAAATCTTTGACGCTGTGCTAATTCCGTATCTTTATAATTGCCACCCATTTCTAAGTGACGCATTTGTTTATGAAGTTCTGAGAATGTGCGAACTTTCTTTATTAAGGCCGATCCAAATCTAAACTCAGCATACCCAGATAAAGCTTCACCTATAATGGCAGCCGTTATTGGACCGATACCAGGAATCAAACAAATTGCTGCTGATGCGAATCCTGCTAAAGGTATACCAGTAGCAGCCGCAACAGATTGACCTACAATTGATGGAACCAAACTACCTCTACCAGAGCGAGCAGCTTGGAAACCAATTAAGCCAACATCTTTTAGAGAAGAATAAACTCCTAGGTTAACCCCACCCAAGAAAGATTTCTTTATCTTTTGAGACCTGGTCATCCCAGTCCCAAATATGTTTTCTAAAGTAGTCATTAACCGTGCCTTAGGTTGTTCAAGCCAAATAATATATTCCCATCAGCTCGTAGACTATCCAAACGACTTCTGGTGCTATTATATTGTGCGCCACCAGCTCCATCACTAGCAGCATAAGCAGCAGTTTGGGGGTCACTTCTATAGCTATAGGCAATGGCTCCTATACCAGCAGCCAACATTGCTAAACCAGCTAATGGTTTTCCTGCTCCTTTTGGAATACGAATAGTTGGTAATATCTTTCCAGAACCTAGAGTCAAGCCTTTGTAAGATGCTTTCCCCATTCCATACAAACCTTTAGCTACTCGAGTAGCATCACCAAAACTCACAGTCTTTAAGGCTAAAGCACCTGCTACAGTAAGACCAGTTCCAGCCGCTAAACCAGTCACTACTGAAGAACCAAAGAATTTAACTCTATCTTCGGTGTCAAAGTCTCGATTCTGTTGGGCTTGTTTCCAGCCGTAGTATCCGCCAGCAACACCGCTGCCCAAACCAGCTATCATTAACAGTTTAGAGTTTAACATAGACACCTTATTTCTGAATAGTATACGCTATAAAGCGTTCTTTATGACACGAGACGATCGTTTAATTACTGTTGAGATAGTAGATGTGCCTGCTTTACAAACAGCTGCGCCTTGGCCAGATTTCATTACGCCTCTAGCTATCAACTCCATAGCAGATAATCTGGTTCGCATAATTTTATTCATATTAGTCATTATTCAGGAAGTAATTCAAAGTCTATCTTTTGTTGTGGATACCACCAATCAGTTTGTACCACGAATCTATTAGAATCTTGTTTCTTATAGATGACAACAACACCCATGACTTTCTCACCTTGCTTAGAACCCTCACGATGATCCATTTCACTAGCAGATGTGTCGTATTCTTGGGAGGGGTGAGTGTGGACGGTTCCTAGAAAGATCTTGCCTTCTGTTTGAGCAAGCCACTTCTGACGCAATGTTTCAACATCGTTATATTCTAAGGAATTTTTACTGGATTTGTCTATTTTGATTCTCTTGAAGTCAGAGATACGGTAGGAGTCAATAGTTTCTTCGCCCCAAATTGCTTCTATGTGTTCTTTAGGAAAAGCTTTCTTCGCGCGTCGTAAGAAACCTTCCCAAGCTTTTTCACTAGCAACAACTTTGATAGCCATCGGCTTCCTCATTTAGTGAGGGGCTGCGGGCAGCCCCTGGGTGCAGTGTCGGTTTAACCGACTGGGGAGATTTAGGCTATTTACGGGTTGGGACATCTATATATTCGGCATCAATAGTGTCTACATCTAGATCACGCAGTTTGTCCGCTCTGGCACTTAGCTTCTTACCTATATCATCACCAGAACCCAGCTTGCCCATTGCTTTTGCGGCTTTGAATCTTTGCTCGGGTGTTAACATCCACTCTTTCATAATCATTCTACGGCGAGTATGAAGAGATTCTAGCAAAACAGTATTAGAATGAACTATTCTTTCCCAAGAAATCCATTCTCCAGTTTCAGGGTTTGAATCCTTAACACTTATCTGTGTTAAAAGAGCGGCTTCTCCTCTTGATAAGATATTAGTACAGCGTTGCTCTTGGACATCTATCCACACCAGCTCAGATATTACAGCTCTTTGGTCTTCTCTTAGGTTCTTAGGGTCGGCTTCTATCATCTTACTCCAGCCGTGGAATCTAGCTAAAATTACTTCTCTTTCTATTGGGCACAACTCTCCTTGCGGAGCTTTTAATACTTTTAATAGTTCGCATTTAGCCGCATAAGGGCATCGTCTTTCATCAGGCACTCCTATTTGATTGCCTGGACACACTAGTGCGCCTCCAGCGGCTTGTCCTAACTGTACTAAAGCAGTTTGGAATTGCTGGAGACGCCCTGTTTCAGCTGTCGTTAAATCTCCGACTGGGGCTATAGGTAAAAGGCTTTCCAAATCAGGAGCTTGCGGCAGTTCTAGTTGCTCGGATGGAACTAAGTCTCTAGGTTCTTCTGGCATATATGTCTGGATAGTATCCTAATCTTCCAGCGGCCAAATAACATATAAAGGCCCTTGTTTCAACATCTCACCAACATGGTCTTTACATACTTGTCTTGGATTCAAGCGTTCTTTACCCAGAGCAACACAATACTCCGCTACCTGTGGACAATCTATTTGATTTGGATAAGTATAACTACAATTGCGTCTAGTAGCTAGAGGATAACAACCAGAACCATCTTCTTGTTTACATAAGCCTTCTAGTAATCCTGCCCTGCGTCTTATAATTAAAGTATGCCAATCTTCTCTATTACAAGTTGTACAAACTACTTTAGTTCCTGTAGAGGGTACTATTTTCTGTTCGATGACTGTCTCTTCCATAGTTCTCCTTTTAATTAGTGAGCCATTCGTTGCTGTAGCTGTGTCTTATAAGACTACGATAGCGTAGCGATAACGATTGGGCGGGTGGCTCACTGTATTAATAGTATTACTTAAATCGTTTCCTGTCAATAACAGTTTTCTTGGAATATCTGGGGAGTATCCGTCCCACTCTTATAGGAGCTAATGTAGGAGGTAAAGGCTTTAATGGTCTTGGTTGTGGTACTGTTGGAGGAGCTGGAATTGGGCCAGGCTTCTGACTGAGCTCGTATGTTAATCTCATTTCGTTATTATCATACACTCTTGGAGTGTCGCATAAGTGAGAAGTAATAACATTATTGCTGGTATTAGGATAGTCTGGCATACCGCGATACCTAGTGTCGTTGAATAAGATTATTTTATTCTTATACATTGTATCGCCAACCCACCTATCTTCAGCCCAATCTTTAATAGGTTCGTTTATTAATAATCTACTAGCTTTTCTGCTAAGCCAATAACCACAACCGCCAGAAGCATATAAGGGAGGGACATCCCCGATACGATGTCCAATATAGTCATGATTAGCGTACCCACTAGAAATAAGCCTATGTAGGTGAATAAAAGTATCTGGGAAGCATTGGAAAATATATTCATAGCCGTTATCTATAGCCCATCTATGGCTTTCTTTGGTTTTGTAAGACATGTACAAATATCCATCTGGTACATGTAATATAATTTCATCTTCTTTAGGTTCGTATGTAAATTTCTCTTGTGTCTTAGTAGCAAGAGCTTTAACTTTGTGGCCTGGATAACAAAATCTAGTTTCTAGAGATCTTAATAATTCTGTATCATCGTCACCAGTTGGAGTTCCGTCACCTATGAAGAATTTATAATCCAAGCCTGGAAACCTAGAAATTTCTTTAAAGATAGTATCTCTCATAGCTTGATTATCACCGTTAGTAGCTCCTTTTACCCAGCTACTAATGGCAATTAATGCTTTAGTTATTTTATCTCTCTCAGAATGAGCATTATACATCATTAATGTTTTGTATCCTGCCCTAAATCCGAGATGCGTCGAAATTAAGTCGTTATTAGTCTTTACCAGGTCGTCACTGAATCTAGGATCTACATGAAGATGGATATTATATTTACTTAAAGTCTTACTAACCCAGACATCTTCTGCCCAATAGGCGATTGGTGTATTAACCAAGAAGCTTAAAGCTTTCTTGCTCAACCAGTAACCTCCACCACCAGCAACGCAACCAATACCAGCTTGACCACCCATGAAATCGTAGTTTTCAAACCCAGAGTTCATAAGTCTTTCTAAATCAACATAAGTATCAGTATCACATTTGTATACATAATCGAAATCGTTGGCTAAAGCCCAGCGATGTATCTCTCTTACTTTGTATACAAGATGAATATAATCGTCTGGTACTGGTAAAAACACTTCGTCTTGTTTAAGAGTAGGATAATAGAAGTTATTTACTTGTTTTTCACTTTCTTGGGACTTCTGTTCGTAGTTTATTCCTCTGTTTATGTCTTCACAACCTCTTACTGTTGTTTTTATTAAAGATTCGTTTTCTTGATTAGGTGTACCATCTCCTATGAAGAATTTATATTCTAGGCCAGGGTATTTATATACTTCTTTTAAGAAGGTCTCTCGTTGAGCTTGGTTATAGTTTTGTACGGCGTCTTTTTTACAGCTTGTTATAGCTATTAAGATCTTCATGATATATGTCTTCCCTCTCCTATATGTTTTACATAACCTTCTCTTAATATTGCGGCCCGAAATCCTAGATCTTTATATATTTTATTTAATACTGCTTCTGTACCTATTGCTAGGGTTTCTTCTTGATACTTAGAGTAATTATCTATAGTTTTATAATCAGATAATCTTCTTAGGCCTGGGTTCCAACTGAATCCATGCCATTTATCTCCCCAATCTAAAGCCATTAGATCATAGCTTAGATCTTCTCTTTTCTCTACGGGGTGGCCGTTTGTGTCTTGTTGTTCTCTTAACCATGCTTGTAATATATGACCATTGTTAGTTAGTATCTCTAAAGATCTTTCAATGAAGCCCGATTTATAGAACTCCCAGTCGTCCTCACAGTGAAATATAAAAGGAGTCGTTACATAGCTGTATGCTTTGTCTATAGAGTATACTTGTCCTTTTCTTTCTTTGTTTATGATTATATTAATGTTTGATAAATCTTGACTGATTGTTAATGCGGGGCCGTCTTCTATTATTATTGTGTTTTGTATCGGATATGTATTATGTAATAGAAAACTGTTTATAGTCCTATCTAGTAGATCTGGTCTGCCACAAGAGGTGATTACTAGAGTAACTTCGTTCATATATTAGTCTTCTGGGAATATAGTTGGTAAAGGACATTGTTTTAGGAAGGCTCCTACATCAGGAGTATATAGTTCAGTCTTTATTATTGTAATATCTCTATCGCCGCCGTCCAAGAGAATCTCTTCATCATGCCTCCATATAGTAGGAGTAGTCTCAAGCCAATCATTTACTAATAACATAGCCATGAAAGTATCATAAGCAATACATCTAGCTCTTTCTTGGTATAGAGCATGATGTAGTTCTATATCTATAGCTAACTTATATTCTACCCGATAGATATTAGTAATAGGCTCGCAGATACACTCAGACATGTATCTTCTACATCTTAGGCATAAAGCTTTGCTTGGATTAGGAAGGCTCATACTTGTTTATAGTATCACTCTTAAGCAGCCGAATTCAAT